GGCAACAGTTATATCTGTGCTGTACAACATGCATCAACTGTTTTTGCCACAGACCTGACCAACGGCAAGTGGACCAAATTCAACGGTGGTGTTCGTGCACGTGGTTCATGGCTGGCCAGTACACTTTATTTGGTCAACGATATCATCACAACTGGTGCCGGTTCGGCCTATATTGCTGCAGCGGACCACACATCAACCGCATCATTCAACAATGATTTAATTGCCGGCAACTGGACACTGTTGGCCGCAGGTGGTGCAGCAGTACTACCAACAGTTACAGCCAACAGTCAAGGTAAATCGTTGACCATTGGCAGTGATAACTCCAGTTTGAATTGGCTCAACACGTCGGGATCAACCTACAACTTGTTTGTTGCGCCCAACGGTAGCGACAGCAATCCTGGTACTAGCCTGGCCTTGCCATTTGCCAGCATACAAAAAGCAGTATCAATGGTTCCTGCCAACACCAAAACAACTATTAATGTCAAAACTGGTACTTATGCAGAAGCAGCATTGCCAATTATAGTACCTGATACTGTTGCTATTGTTGGCGATAATACACGTACTTGTATTATTACCCCAGCAACTGGTTTGGCAGCCGACGGAGTAACTGCCAACAACCAATCCACAATGTTTAAAATGAGCAACGGTTCTATCATAAACAAGATAACCATGCAAGGCATGACCGGATGGGTGCCAGGCGGTACTCCTGGTGATATTACCACTTCTACTCCCAAGGGTGTTTTTATTGCATTGAATCCTGCAAGCCCAATTACAACAAAATCGCCTTATGTGCTAGAATGTACTGCCATCAGCTCAGGCGGTATTGGTGCGTATGTAGACGGATCAGTGCACTCCAGCGGCAATCGATCAATCTTGTTTCATGAATATACACAGATTCATGACGGTGGTGTTGGTATTTGGGTCAACAACAACGGCAAGTCCGAAGCTGTTTCAGTATTTACATACTATTGTTATTTTGGATATGCAACCACCAATGGTGGACAGATTCGTTCATTGGCCGGCAACAATTCCTACGGAACTTACGGATGTTGGAGTTCAGGGTACAGTTCCACAGAAACTGCAGTCACTGGATCTATATACGGATCAATGATTACTCTGACTGGTGCCTATTCAGGTACCATCAATCCCGGCGACACCATAACACAAGCCAGCAGTGGTGCCACCGCAGTGGTCACACAGGTTCAAGCCACTACTCTATATGTGACTTCAATATCAGGTACATTTACCACGGGCAGTGCAGGATCAACCACTGCAATCTCTGCCACCAGTGGCGGTGCAGGCTATGTCAGCACCATTGGTGGTCAAAGTGGATTTTCTTTGGTATTGAACAATTTGACTGCCCTTCCACAGGTAGGCGGCAGTATTCAGATTTCTGGAGATTCGTCAGCTTATGTTATTTCAGGAATATCAGGATCTTACACCGGTTCGTCAAGTGTTATGGTTGTAGCACTGGCGCAACAGAAAGCCACGGCTTCCACTGCTGGTACATCATGTACAATTAGATACTTTTTTAGCTTGTTGAGAATTACCGGGCATGACTTTTTGAACATTGGTACCGGTGGAATCACAACCACCAATTATCCAGGAACGCCAAGTCAGGCTGCAGACCCGTCAAAACAAGTTACACAAAACTATCCAGGTCGTGTTTATTATATTTCCACAGACCAGACTGGTAACTTTAATGTTGGCAGCTATTTTGCAGTTAACCAGGCCACTGGTAGCGCAACACTAAATGCATCAGCATTTAATTTGAGCGGTCTGTCTAGTTTGCGACTTGGTAGTATTGGTGCACAGTTAGGTGCACAGATTAACGAATTTTCCACAGACGGACAAATGAGTCAAAATTCGCCAGTCAAAGTACCAACACAAAGTGCAGTTGTAACTTATGTTAACAGTATTGCCACTACCATTGCTCAAAATACTGTGGCTGCAGGCGTCAGCAGCATTGGAGCTCCGGCCAATATTATTTTGCAAACTGGGCAAGCTATCAATTCATACACTCTGAGTCTTTTCACCAATAAACTATATACCACAAATGCAGTCAGCACAGCATGGTCAGTGTCAGGCAGTGCAGCAGCCAATTTGACCATCAACTCTTCAGGAGTATTGAGTCAAACCAGCAATTTGCCAGCTGGTAATTTGTGGGCCAATGTATCAGCAACATTGGCCAGTGGAACAGTGATCACTGCCAATATCCCAGTGATATCCAGTCCCAATATCATGACTTATGCAAATAATAATGCCATACTGCCAGCTGCTATTGCTCCGACTACAGCATTTAGTTCCAATGCAGCAGTGGCACAGTTTGGACCAGGGGCTGCAACTCCTACTTATACTATTTCATCGGGATCTATACCAAGTTGGGCCAATTTAAATCCCACAACAGGTGTTATATCCGGAACAACACCCAATAATATTCAGGGTTATGCAGGACTTAACACGTTCACAGTAACAGTCACGGACAGTGGATACACTGCGTCAAAATCGTTCAGCTGGAATCCTTACATAGGTACAGTGCAAGGTCAAAGCACATTTACCTCCGCTGGCACATACTCTTGGACTGCACCCAATGCAGTATCTTTGGTATCCGCAGTGGCCATTGGTGGCGGTAGTGGTGGCGCGCAAAGTTGGTCATACGCTGGCGGGTCGGGCGGTGGACTAGGATGGAAAAACAATATCACTGTAGTTCCACAACAAACCTATACTGTTGTGGTTGGTGCCGGCGGAACAGCTCAAAATAGCCCTGCTGTAGGCGGAACATATTCATACTTTATAAGTTTAAGTACAGTGGCCGGGTACGGTGGCGGCAGTGCCAGTTTTGGGTGGAACAGCAGCAATGCCAGCGGAGGTCCCAATAGCAACAGTTATGGCGGTGGCTACTACGGCGATGGCGGTGGCGCCGGCGGTTATGCTCCTAATTATCAAGGTGCCGCCGGCGCCGGAGGGTATAATGGCACAGGCGGCAGCAATTACGGCAGTTATGCACCAGCAGCTGGTACAGGTGCTGCATCGGGCGGCGGATATTATTCCAGCACCTATGGTACCGGTGCAGGCGGTGGTGTTGGATTGAACGGCAACACCGGAACAGCTACAAATATGTACAATCCTTTCCAGGGTTACAACAACAGCTACACTTACGGATCAGGTGGATCAGGTGGATCAGGCGGAACCAATGGTGGCTACGGTGAAAATCCATTTAGCAGCACAGGTAACTACGGGCCACCAGGCGGATCATACGGTGGTGGTGGCGGCGGTCCTGGAACCAGCTGGCCCGGAGGCCCCGGTGGTGGTGGTGGCGTTCGTATCGTTTGGGGCATAGGTAGATCATATTCTACTTCGGGCTCAGTACCAGATGCATCGCCCAGTGGACCCTAATAATTAATTTTGGACAATAAAATTTTGACACAACATACACGGAGACTATATAATACATTATGAGCGCATATTACATAAAACTTGACGAAAATAAAAATCCAATAAACTTTCCCATGCTGTCTGCCAATGTGCAAGAAGTGTTGGAAGTGTCGTGTTTGGACCAAGCCACACTGGATCGATGCGGTTATGCACCTTTTGAGTGGACACCTGCCCCAAAGGATGCACACAGCACTGACACTGGTGAGTTCTATATGGGCGATGATGGTGTTGTACGAAATCGAATTGTGATACGAGAATTTTCACAACAAGAACTTCTAAACACACACGTTCGTCGCCGCAGAGAATTTTTAATGCACCAATGCGATTGGACTGTGATGCCAGATAGTCCGTTAACTGCCGAACAAAAAGCAGCATGGATTACATACCGGCAGGCACTGAGAGATCTAACAAAAACTTTTCCTGATGCCAAAACAGATGCTGACGTAACATGGCCCGAACCACCGTCGCCACCTACAACCTTTATTTAACATATCATAACTTTTGATGAGTCAATTTGTAAAAAATATTTTTTGTGTACCTCTGTTGGTTGCAGAAACAGACAATATGTCAATCTGCAGTCAAGCAGAAACTCTGGCGCAGAAATTTAGGGCCAATGCCAAAGAAGCCACACTGGTATCGGACAAGTGGAACTACTCAATAAAATCATCAGATCCAACACAAATTGACAAATACGGAGTAACTTCATTCAATACACCAGATCAATTGGACGAGGACGAATGGCGTCCGGTAGCTGATTTTATCTATGATTTTTCCGACACGCTGGTCAAAAGTGTTTACGACGGTCCTAAAAAATTATCAATATTGAATCTATGGACCACAGTGTATCCTCCTGGAGCATATGTCACTGAACATGTGCACTCTAATTCACTGTTGAGTGGAGTATTTTATGTAAAGAAAAATCCAGGTCCTGGCGGAGATCTTATTTTGCATGATCCAGCCTGGGTGGCCAAAACAGTAGATTTGCCCAGTATACAGGAATTCCCGGCCTTGCCCACTACCTACATACAACCAGTCAAGACCGGAATGATGGTTATTTTCCCCAGCTGGTTGCCGCACCTGACGCAACCCAATGACGACGATGAAGATCGTATCATCATCAGTTTCAATATGACATTAATCAATGACAACACTCAAAGACCTAACACATGATCTGCATGTAAAAGCAGAAGCACATCCGTTCACACAAGATCTACTCAGCGGCAACATACAGCCGGCACCATATGCCACCTTGCTGGCCAATCAG